CACCTTCTTATACAAGAACAATACCCTGATCTTGATATAAGGTTTGTTTTTGTTAATGCTAATAATAAGATTTCAAGAACATCTAAAACTACATACGCAGACTGGTGTGATAGGCATAAATTTTTATGGGCTGAAAGCTTAGTACCTAGGGAGTGGCTAAATGGCTGATGATGATTTTTACAAGATAGAGTTTGCAAAGAATGAGAAGTTAGATAAATTTTTAAAGGAGCTTGATTTGAAAGAAGGTAATATGTATATAGTATTAAAACCTGAAAATGAGGGTTTTGAAATAGTAGGTGCAGATTTGTTACCTGCTGATTTAGACACATACACAGGAACACAGATGTATATTTTATTTGCTGGTCTTATGCACATGGCTACAACAGAACAGTTGACTGTTATGGAAAAAGGTAATAAAATGATAATGGATGAATTAGAAAGAAAACGAGAAAGAGAGATAGAAGAGAGAGGAGACAATGTCGTTGCGTTCAAGCCCAATAAAAAAGACATCAATTAAATACAAATATGATGAACAAAATATATTGAATGGTGTATATGCCTATATACAAGATACATACACACAACACTATTCAAAGAGTAATTATCAGGCAACAGAATTTATTATAGATGCTGGTCATGGTACTGGTTTCTGTATAGGAAATATTATGAAGTATGCACAAAGATATGGAAAGAAAGGTGCAAAAAAAGATCGGAGAAAGGACTTGTTAAAAATAATTCACTATGCTATAATAGCATTATTTATAGACGATAAGGAGGTCTAAATGACAGAAGAAAAGAAGAAACGAGCCCATGATGAGGATGGTAAATTTAAAGCAGATGATCCTGCTACGCCAGACATTAATGAAGCTTACCAACCTGTAAAATATTATCTTATGCAGGAAAACCTAGCAAATACTATCTTGCAAAAATTAGCAGGATTACCATATGCAGAGGTAAGTGACATGTTGACAGGCTTTAGAGCTATGGGTTTTGTAATGGTTGATCCTGTTACTAAAAAGGTTTTAGATAATTCAGAAACTTCTAAAGAAAAAGATGGATAGTCGTATAAAAAGTATTGACGATTTTTTAGATAAGGATGATCTAGCATACATAGATAGTATAATTAATTTTGATTTATACGATGAAAAAAATTTTACTATAGTCGATAAGAATTTTATAAATTTACCATTGTTTTTTGGTAAAATACTTTCTACTACAAAACCTATTTTTGAGAAAATCAAAATATTTAATCCTAAAACAGGTAAACTTTTAGAAAAAAGTAAACCTGAAAAATTAAATAATTGTCAATTTTCTCATTCTTTTTATTCTATGGGGCAAGGAAGTACAAGTAGACTTTTTCAAGATATAGATAATATTTTTAAATTAAAATTATCTGTGTATATGTGGCAAAGAATTAAACTTAATTTAATACCTAGAAGCGACAATATATATGTATCTGGTTTTCATACTGATAGTAAGCCCCTTCTTACGGAAGAAAAAACTGCTATATATTATTTAAATGATTGCAATGGTTATACTGTTTTTAAAGATGGAAGCTATGTACAAAGTAAAAAGAATAGAATAGTAATTTTTCCTAAACATCTATTACATTCTGGCACTACTTGTTCGGATAAATCTTATAGAGCAGTCATTAATTTTAACTACATAGAAGTACCCAATGATACAAAAAAAATCAAAAAATAGAGCATTGTTAGCTCAATTTACTGTTGAGCTTTCGCAAGATGGGAAAGTGTACCTTGAAAATAAGTCAGTTAATCCTGAAGTTTTTAGAAAAACGATGGATGAATGGAATCAAGATTATGAAGGTACACTGTCCTTGACTAATCTTTTACGAGAAATTAGAAGAGAATTTGAAGAATTAACAGAAAAATCCAATAGGTTCGTATGATAGATATTACAAATAGTTATTTAACAGCACAAGAATTAAGTTATTTTATAAATAGCTTCAATCCAAATAATGAAACAGAACAAGGTTCTAGATATATGGACACTTACAATGAAGAAAATTTTGGTTCTGTTTTAGTAGAAAAATTACGTAATTTTCCTTTTTTCCTATTTGGTATTGTTCCTGATAGTCTGTATATGGGAAAAAGCCCTAATACTACAAATATACAACTATGTCATATAATATATGAAGAGAGCTCTCCTCAAAGTCCTCTTTATTCTGTAATAGATAATTTGTTTGCTGATAAATTAAATATTTTTTGTTGGGTTAGAATAAAGCTTAATATAGTTTTTTCTAGAG